CGGCGAGTTGGCTTAAGGCGAATAGCGGCAGCACGACACCTGTTGTCACTGCAAACGCTGGAGTTGCGCCTAATGGAACGACAACCGCTGATCGCGTTGACTATGGTATAATCAGCGCAACCGGAAATATTTCTGTGGTCTACCAAGCATTCACTGCTGTTGCCACAACGTACACGGCTAGCGTCTACGTTAAGGCGTTTGCCGCTGGTGATGTTGGCAAGAAGGTTTGGATAAACTGCTACGATACCGCGTATCGTGGCGTTGCGTCAGTGATACTTACGACAGACTGGCAGCTTCTCTCCACAAGTGTCACTCTTACGGCTGGCAGCGGCAGAGAGGTTTACATTTCTACTCTGGCTCCAAACCTCGGCGGCGAAAACCAAGGCGCAGTTTCCGTGCTGCTCTGGGGCGCACACCTCTACCGCAGCGACCTCGGCGGCATGAAGGCGAACACCTCCGCGTATCCGATGTACAACCCGACTACGGCTAAGAATTTGCTGGGGTATAGCGAGGACTTCAGCAGTTGGTCTGCATATAACGCCACCGCAACCGCAAGCGCCCCGGCAGCGCCTAATGGGTTAACGACTGCGGATACGCTTACGGGGACAATAGACGCATCACAGCATTTAGCCTACCGCCAATATACCGCCTTTGTGAACGCCACAAACTATAAGTTAAGCGTTTTTGCAAAAGCTGGAACAAACAACTTTTTGTATCTTGGAGCGCAATCATTTGGAGGGGCGATATTTAACCTCGCAAATGGAGTTGTTGGGAGCAACATCGGTGGCGGAAGTGGAAGCATCCAGAGCATTGGCAATGGCTGGTATAGGTGCATAGTTTCAATCACTGCGACAGGGACTTCCAGCCAAATTGACGTGGGTGTTGCGCCAAATGGAACCAGTCCTACTGGGTCGGCAACGGGAACAATTTATATCTGGGGCGCACAGCTCTCCGACAGCGCGTCCCTCGACACCTACGTGCCGAACTACGGAGCCGCACCGACTGCCGCTGCGTATTACGGGCCGCGACTAGACTACGATCCGGTGACGCTGGCGGCTAAGGGGCTGCTGGTGGAGGAGCAGAGGACGAACACAATTCTGAACAGCAGTGTGTTCTCTGGTTGGACTAAAGCCACCGCCACTGTTCTAGACAATCAGGTAGCTGGGCCTGATGGCACCGTAACGGCTGGCGTTATTACTGCTACGGCGGCCAATGGCGAAATCTATACCCAAGTCACAAGCACTTCGGGTGTGGCACACGCTGGGTCAATCTATGTCAAGCGTAAGACTGGCACTGGCAGCGTCTATCTGATTGATGCCGCTGGTGGACGCATCCTTGTCACTGCTTCAATCTCGACAGGTAGCTGGACGCGGATCAGCGTCACTGCAAACTCAGTTTCTGTTAATCCGTTCTTTGGTATCCGGCTTGCGACATCCGGTGACGAGCTATACCTGTGGGGAGCCCAACTTGAAGCAGGCTCCTTCGCCACCAGCTACATCCCCGTAGGTGCCACGACCGCAGGAGCCACCCGCAACGCTGACGTTGCCAGCGTCAGCACGCAAGCGTTTCCGTATAGTGCGACTGAGAGCAGCATTGTTGTGGCCTACAGCATCATTGGAAACGAAAACGGCGCAGGGCAGGGCTCCCAGTATCTCGGCAGTCTGAATGCTGGGGGTAATGAGCGTATTGATATGCTCGCTCAGGGTAGCGGTAATGGACCTTTGTTCTACACCATTGTCGGTGGGTCTACCGTTGTTCCACTGTCTGGGGCGTCAACGACTGTTCAGGTAAATACGCCGTGGAAAGTCGGTGCTGCGATAAAGAACGCTGATTATGCAGCCAGCCGTAACGGCTCGACTCCAACCACTGTAACAACTGCTGGTGCTATGCCTGCCGCAGCTACAGAACTTGGAATTGGGGCTGCAACATTTGGCGCACAACTCAACGGCCACATCCGCCAGATCACGTATCTGCCGCGCCGCATCAGCAACACCGATCTGGTCACGAGGACGAGCGCATAATGGCACGCAAAATCGTAGACATCACGGGCCAGCGTTTTGATATGCTCACGGTTGTTGAGTTTGTCGGGCTAACGAAGCACAAGGCTGAATGGCTTTGCCAATGCGACTGCGGATCAACAAAGGTCATGAAGGGTGTTGATCTCAGGAGTGGAAACTCTGGTTCCTGTGGGTGCCGGACAAGAGACAAATCGCTTCAGAGGTCTACAACGCATGGGGCTACCGTAGGCGGAGATCACTCTGGTGCATACCGTTCATGGCAAAACATGAAGCAGCGGTGCGATTATCCCAAGAGCGCAAGTTACGAACGCTACGGGGCAATCGGCATTCGCTATTGTGAGGCGTGGACTGATTTTGAGGCGTTCTACGCTGACATGGGCGACCGCCCGGAAGGCTTCTCGCTTGACCGCATCGACCCGCGTCTCGGTTATGAGCCGAGAAACTGCCGCTGGATACCGAACAATGAGCAGGCAAAGAACCAGCGTAAGACTGTTCGTGTCGTGCTTGATGGCGAGAAGATGATCCAAGCAGACGCTGCCCGCCGTCTAGAAGTAAACCCTTGTCAAATCCTACAGTGGCGCAGGCGTCCAGACCTTATGCCTTCCACTCTCAGCAACCGTCTCCAATTTGAAGCGAGGACAGCCTAATGAGCAACATCGAAATCTTCGCATGGTGTTCCTCCCGCGAGTTGTTCGTCACGGGCATTACCACGACCACGTTCCCAGACGGCTCCACGCTGGCAACGCTGGATGACAACGGCAACCTCATCCCGCATGAAGGCGTCATCATCGACGAGATTGGTCCGATCACCAAAACGCCTGCCGTCTATGACGAGGACGGCGACATTGTGACGCCTGCGGTTGTCATTGAGGGGCATCACGTAAACCTGATGGCTACGGGCGCTATCGCCAGTATGCTCATCATGGGACCGCCGGATGCAGAGGGCAACCCGACCGTGCTTCCGCAGTACGACGAAGACGGCAATCTGCTGGGCGTGTTTGAGAGGACCAACATCCTCAGCCTCATTCCCGACCTAGTGTGGACGCCGATCCCCGGCCCCGGCGTTCCGGGCGGCTACGAGGGACCGAACGGGGTGTGCCTGTTCGATCCGGCAGTCGTGCATGACCGCGCGAGGGTGTGGCTGTGAAGGTATTTGAAACTTGTGAGGTAACATGAAAGCCAAGATCACCAACCCGAACGGCTACAAATGCGCGCCGGAAGGCCATACGATCATGCATTTCGATGCTGGTGCAATCGTTGAAGGCGTTGTTGCCGAGATGGCAATCCTCGACGGCCACGCAATGGCATTCCAGGATGTCGAGATTGAAACCAAGGTAGTTGCTCCTGACGAGATTAAGGTTGCAGCCATGGCCGACGCCAAGAAAGGTCGCACTCGCAAATGAGCATCCGCGCTGCCGTTCCACTTTATCAGTTCCGTGGTTCCGTCATAACATCGGCCCCGGCATCGGAGCCTGTAACGGCAGCGGAACTTCGCACCCATCTTCGCACCGATAGCACCGAGCTTCCAGATGCGGAGGCTAATGCTTTGATCACCGATGCCCGCACCGAGATTGAGAACATGACCGGCCTTGCGTTCATCACGCAGTCGTGGAGGCTTTCAATTGACCGTTGGCCTTCCGGCGGTGAAGCATGGTGGAACGGCGTTCGAGAAATCAGCATCACCGAACTCTACAATAGCAACACATACCAGAGCGTTTCACTCCCGCGCTATCCGCTCCAATCTATCACTTCTGTCACGGTCTATGACGAGGCGAGCAATTCGACCGCAATCACGGTGGCCAATGTCTTCGACGTTGACACCTATCAAACTCCTGGCCGCATGACGCTCAAGAGAGGGCAGACTTGGCCTGTAGCATTGAGGGCGAACGATGCCATTCAGATTATTTATGTTGCTGGCTATACTAACGCTGCTGCCGTCCCAAGCCCTATGAAGCGAGCCGTGAAGCAACTTGCGGCATTCCTTTATGCTAATCGAGGCGATGATTGCGACCCGTCGAAAGCCTACGAGGATTCCGGCGCGGCTGGCATTATCGCGCAGTATAAGGTTGCGAGAGTATGACTTGGCCGAGCAGCCTTGACATTGCGCGAGGTCTGGCACCGGGATGTGTGGGGTCGTTTCGTTATGGACGGAACACGGCCATTGCTTCTTCATATACTCCTGTAACGAGGTCAGGGTTCTACAGGACGCCGCAAGCAACGGGTGCGGTTGCCCTAAAAGTAAAGGCCGGGGGAAATGCAAACGACACCGCGAACGGATCAGGCGCGCGTGAGATCACGCTTGTTGGTCTTGATTCGAACGGCGATATAATAACCGAGACACTTGCGACCGCAGGAGCTTCCGCAAGTGATGCAACAGTGCAATCATTCATACGGTTGACTGATGCCTTTGTTTCCAAGTCTGGCACCTATGCCAGCCAGACAGCCGGAAGCCAAGCCGGTTCGATCACAATCGAGAAATCAACCGGCAGCGAGGATTGGGCTTTGATTGCTGCCGGTACAATTAGCAGAAGCGTTTCCGAAATAGGTGCATATACAACACCAAACAATAAAAGCGCATGCGTTACAGATATTCATGTGACAAGCGATGCTGATAAAAAAGCCAATATTGTCATGTTCAAACGACAGAACATATTGCAAACATCAGCGCCGTATTCCGCTCTGGAATTAGTATTTGAACTCCCTCAATCGTCTGGGCTTTCAGACTTTCATTTTGATCCTCCGCTTTATTTCCCGTCACTTTGCGACTTTGGATTTATGGCAAACGTGTCAGCATCGACTGTTGATATATCAGTTGGCTTTGGCATGATGGAGTTCACAGCCAGATGAAATGTTGCGATCTCAATTCCGGCAAGCTCAAGGAACCGGTGACGTTTCAACGCAAGGCCCTCACAAGCGACGGTGCAGGCGGCATGACTCAGGTTTGGACTACCCTAAGCGGAGCACCCACAAGGGCCTATGTGGTGCCTGTGAGCGGCTCCGAACGTTATGCTTCCGACCGTGTCGAGGCGACGATAAGGCTTCGTCTTGTCGTTAGATATACGACAGCCTTGCGTGAAAGTGACCGCGTACAAATCCGCAACAAGCTCCACAACATCCGTTTCATTGACAACATCGAATTTGCAAACAAATGGTTGCAAGTCGACATTGATGGTGGAGTTGCGGTGTGATTCGTCAAGGCGTTGAAATAAAAGGCGCAAAGGAAGTCGAAGACGCCTTACGCTATTTCATGAAGGACATAAACACTTCAGTGAAAGCGGCTGTACAAGCAACTGCTCTTGAGGCGTTGAGTGATGTGCGGCGATCTATGCGCGACACTCCAAAGAGTGGGAAACAATATCCTCGCCGAAAAGGCGGGACAAAAATTCATATTGCTTCATCGGAAGGGAATCCACCCGCCATAGATTTTGGAACGCTTATAGGATCGATTTATTACACGATGGTCGATGATTTGACCGCAGCCATAGGGTCGCGCCTCGATTATGCCTATTATCTTGAGTTCGGAACCTTCAGGATGGGCAAACGCCCCTCGTGGCTTCCTGCTGCAGAAAGAGCTTCACCAAAACTGCAAAAGCGAATCCTAAATGTCCTTGCCAAGGCCAAGGCCAGAGCGGAGAAAACAACAAAATGAAATCCGACGATCTGCAACAGGCTATCTACACCAGGCTCAACGATAGCTCCGTAACGAGCCTGTTAAGTACATATTACAGCCCTTTGGCGGCGATCTTTACCGACGTTCCGCAAGCCGATGATTCCGAATTGGAAACCGCTTTTCCGTTCATTACAATCGGCGGTGATACTATTAACCCGTTTGATTCCAAGGATGACCTTGGCGGTTCTGCAATCGTGCAGATCGACGTTTGGGACCGTGCCGCATCTATGCTCGATCTCAAGGTCCTCGTGGATGCTATCGACAACCGTTTGCGCCGCCAGCCCCTTGCGATTTCCGGTGTGACGCACATCACAACCGAGTTAGATTCCTGCGTATTTTCCCGTGACCCGGACGGGAAAACCAAGCGGGTCTTGATTCTTTACCGTGTATTGTGGATTGCCTAGTTTCCGTGATAGAATAGGCGAAACGAAAGGTTGATTTTGATGGCTCTCTCTGGCCGCTCTGTCCGTATTAGCCGAGCTGGTTCGAACGTCGTTGGTGCACGCACCGACAGCGTGACGATCAACAATGAACCGCTCGACATTACGGATAAGGATAGTTCCGGCTGGCGCACCATGCTTGGAGATGTCGGGTTGCGTTCTGTGTCCTGCGAGATCGAAGGCGTACTGAAAGACACCACGCTGCTGGCTGACACCATGGGAACCGCCTCCACGGCTCTCCTCAAGGAGTGCGTTGTCACCATCTCTGGCATCGGAACCCTGACGGGCGATTTCTATCTTCAGGGCTTTCAGGTCGGCGCAGAACAGGCCGATGTTGTTACCTTCACGGCTACCCTTGAGAGCGGCGAGAACATGACCGCTACACTTGGCCCGTACAACACCGTGCTTCCTGCGATCACCGGAACGCTCTCCGGGACTAATGTTCAGACCACGACGAACGGCACATGGGCGGGTGATGCAACCATCACGTTCGCCCGTCAGTGGCAGCGCGGAAATAACTCAGATGGCAATGATCCATCTTGGATCAACATCGCCAGCGCAACAAACACCACCTACACTCTCACAGGTTCCGACACCGGAAAATATATTCGGTGCCGCGTAACGGCCACCAACAGCGTCGGGTCTACGGTGGCATTCTCCAACATTCGTGGACCCGTTACCTAAGGAAAGGAACTAAAACATGGCCGCAATCGCAGGTCGCAAGGTTCGCATCAAGCGCGGCGCTACCGCCGTGGCTGGAGCGAGGGCCGATAGCTTTACCATTAACAACGAACCAATTGACATCACCGAAAAGGATGATGCTGGTTGGCGCAAGTACTTGGCCGACGTCGGCGTTCGCTCGATTGATGCCGAGGTTGAAGGTATCCTTGAAGATACCACGTTCCTGGCTCTTGCCGTTGGCACCGCTTCGGCTCTCCTCGAAGCCTACACCATTGAGCTTCTCGGTCTTGGTTCCTTCACCGGAAACTTCTTCCTTGCCACCTTTGCTGTGACGGGCGAACAGGCCGATGCCACGACCTTCACGGCGTCGATTCAGTCCTCCGGCACCATCACATTCACGGCTTCGTAATGGCTGTATTCCGCGAGCTTACAATCAACTGGAAGGGGAAGGACTACAAGTTCGTCCCCTCCATGAAACTCATGCGCTCCATCGAGATGGCGGATATTTCCTTCACCGACATTGCGGTGCGTACATCGCAAGGTCGACCGCCGATCTCGCATATTTCATTCGTCTTGGCAAAGATGCTTGCCGCAGCCGGATGCAAAGTTCAAGACGAAGAGGTCTATGGCGAATTAATTGCAGGAAGACAAGATCAAGTTACAAATCTGATCTCGCTTGTCTTGATGGCGTTCTCTCCTTCCGAGACTAACCCAAAAAACAACGACGCCCAGACCGAGAGCCAGTCGGAGGCGAGGGCGACGGAGAACACGGACAGCTAGACTGGGATGGAATGTATCTTTGGGCGAGGCAATGGGGTATTCAGCCTAGCGAATTTTGGGAGATGACTATTCCCGAGTGGTGGCTGGAATACGAATTGAAATCGCCTCAAGACGCTAAAGAGAAGTACGCCGGAAAATTAACTAGGGCCGATGTTGAGGAATTAAAGGAACTATTACATGGCTCAAGTTAGCGGCATCGAAGTAAAGTTCAGCGCGGATACAGCCAACCTTGAGCGCGGCATCAGCAAGGCTCAAGGTGCTATCTCTGGCTTTGCAAAGGGTGCAGCTGCTGCTCTTGCTGGTGCGCTTTCTGTTGGCGTTTTTATCGCGGCAGGTAAGGCTGCGCTGAACTATGCCGATGACATCGGAAAGATGGCGCAGAAGGTTGGCATTTCTACAGAAGCCTTGTCATCTCTCGCCTATGCGGCAAAACTCTCCGACGTATCGCTTGGAGAATTGCAAGTCGGTATTCAGCAGCTTTCTAAAAACATGGAAGCTGGCAGCGAAGGTCTGACGGCGCTTGGCATCAGTGCAATTGATGCCAGCGGCAATCTTCGTTCTAGTAATGAGGTTCTGCTAGAGGTGGCGGAATCCTTTGCCGCCATGGAAGATGGCGCTGGCAAGACTGCCATTGCTATGAATATCTTTGGCCGGTCTGGCACTAGCCTTATTCCGATGCTCAATGCAGGCCGCAAGGGCCTCTCTGAGATGTCACGCGAAGCAGAGAGCCTTGGCGTTATAATATCGGAAGACGCCGCAAAGGCCGCAGAGCAATTCAACGACAATCTTACTCGTTTGCAATCGGCTCTGGATGGGCTTGCTCAACAAGTCATAGCAGATGCTCTTCCGGCTATGATTGATTTGACAGAGGCTTTTCTTGAGCTGATTAAAGTCGGCTCGCCTTTTAGAGATTTCATCAGTAGCACAGCCTCATTTCTTGATGAGTGGGGGCCTTCATTTGCTAACACGAAGCGAGAGATCGAAGGCATTACGGAAGCTCTGCGTTACCTTGGATTGATTGAGCCAAAGCCGCTAGAACTCGACGTTTATGGTGGCGATCTACCATTAGGTGAAGATACTCGCCCCGATCAAAAGACTAAGGCACCAAGGCTTCCTGACACCAAAACCGAAGCCGACAAAATGCGCGAGCCTGGAATATATCGCGAGGAAGACCCGTTCTTCATTGATCGGCTTGAGCAAATCCGCGAACAGTTCAGCACCGAGCGTGAAATACTTGCGGAAGAGTATACGCTGAATCAAGAGGTGCTCGACAACGCGCTCGCGAACAAGCTGCTTTCTGAGCAGGAATATTATGATCTATCGCAGAAGCTAGCGAGCGAGCACGCTACGGCACTCTCGACCATTCAACAGGCTTCTATAAGCCAGCAATTGTCTGACCTTGGTTCGGGCTTAGGTTCAATGGCAACTGCTTTCCAGAGCGGCGGAAAGAAGATGCTCAGGATATCCAAGGCATTCGCTGCTGCGCAAGCAATCGTAGCGACCATTCAGGCCGCAGTTGATGCAATGAAGAATCCTCTATTGGTTGATCCTGCTTCAAAGTTTGCCGCCTATGCCACCGTGCTCGCCAAAGGCATGAGCGCAGTTGCCGCCATTAAAGGCGTCTCCGAGGGGGGCGGTGGAGGTGGAGGTGGCGGTGGTGGTGGTGGTGGACGTATGGGCGGTGGCGGTGGTGGCGGTACATCTTCAGCACCAGCCGCAGCAACACCCACCACGACGTTCTCCTTCACGCTTATGAATGACCCGATGGGCTTTGGCGAGAAGTTCGCAAGGCAATTCATCGACCAACTCAATAGCACGCAGCGTAATGGCGGGCAGATTCGCGGAGTAATAGCCTGATGGCTGATGTCAAGATTAGCGCACTCTCAGCCCTTACCGGGGCTAACACCGCAACGGATGATCTCTATGTGGTGGTGGACACAAACGTCCCGGAGACCAAGAAACAGACCCGCGCGGAACTCTTCCAGAACGTGCCGGATATGAGTACGGGTGGAACATTTGTACACAACGAAGCTGGAGCTGATAAGGATGCTCGCTTCGAAGGTGACACAAATCCAAACCTTCTCTTTACCGATGCGTCAACGGATCGTGTCGGAGTCTGCACATCGACGCCTGTAGCGAAGTTCCAAGTCAATGGCTCTTTTGCGACTTATCCACCTGTAGGTACCAGTGTAGATTATGTTGTAACTATCGATGACTTTGTTATTTTTTCGCAGCGTGCTGCAACAAATACAATTACGCTTCCCGCACCAGCAACTTGTGCGGGGCGTCTTCTCTGGATTGTAAATACAGGTGGTGGAGCTGTAAACTCAGCATCAACTAATGTATACCCTCTCACAAGTGCGACTCTCGGGTTTGCAATATTGCCAAATATAGTTGGCTCATTTGCTCTTCTAATATCGAACGGTGCGGCTTGGTATAAAGTGGCGGGCGCAAACGCGCCAGCGGGTTCGTAAATGACCATATCAACCGCCAATTACACAGTCGGCACCAATGAACCGCTCAACCATGCGCGAATACTTTACGCGCCGATTAGCGGCACTGTTTCTGGTGATGGAAGCAACCTTGCCTATGCGCTCAACGATTACACATCGCAACGCTGGTCGCTTATTCCTGGCGCTAACAATTGGAATTTGACCGCCACTGCGGATGCGGAGATTGATTGCGTTTTTATCGCGGCACACAATCTCGCCGGGAAGGTTGTCACGATCCAGACCAGCGCAACGCTTAGCGGGGCTTATACAACCAGAGCAACGGTGACGCCAAGCGACAATACTACGATCTGCCTAATCTTCAACAATAGCACCGGATATGTATACACGATTAGGGAGCTTAGGCTTTCTGTCGATGATGGCACTGACATTGCCATCGGCATCATCCGCGCTGGCAAGGCTCTACAAATGCCTATTCCGATTTACGGAGGGCATAGGCCGTTGAACTTGAATCGCGTCACTGAGGCACAACAACAGTTCTCGGAAGCTGGTCAATGGCTCGGTCGCATTATCAAGCGCCGTGCCGTCACGAGTGCTTATGAATGGGAATATCTCAAGGCGTCTTGGTACGATACTTATTTCGAACCGTTCGCCCAGACGCTTCCGCTCAACCCGTTCTGCATCGCTGGCAACCCTTCCAAGATTGGGTCGGATGTTGGCTTCGTGTGGACAGATCGTGACCTAGAGCCGACGCAAATGGGCATTCGCACCTATCGCTCGGTGTCTATCGGCGTGACGGGATATTATTAATGGCAACCTTCGCCGCCAGGCCGATTGAGATCGTCGAAATCATTCAGCCGCTATGCTCGCGGGTGTTTGGCGTTTCGCCTTGTCTCGGCACTGGTGATGCGTGTTGGAATACGGACGCAACGTGCAAGTATCGCGCGGCTCTTGATCTCTCTCAGTACATCAGCCTCCGCTTCGTTCAGGATGCGGTTTATGATTGGCAAGATAACAACATCAATCTGCTGGCCGAGAACGGGAACATTCTCACAACGGAAGCCGATCAGCCATTCTTGATTGATCTATACTATCAGCCCGCCTTGGACATCCCCGCGTTGGCTGGTTACAACACCGCGCCGACCGTGCTTAATGTCGCGTCTGGTTCGAAGGATAAAAGCCCGCTCGGCTATCGCGCCGTTTGCCAAGTCAATATCAAAGACTTCCCATGGAATGACATTAACACCGATCCCTATGTCTCAACCCGCACTTACGTGCCGGATGA